AGACGCTTCTGCACCACAAATATTAGTCCATTGGGTTCCTTCCCAAATGTCTAATCTAATCATTTTAGAAATACTATGTCTGTCTAATTGAACAAAACCAAGATAATCTCTCCATCTTCCAGCAGGGTAATGTCCTATTCCCGTTGTGAAATTATGGTGTTCATCTTGATAAAGCAGCCTTCTCCAAGAAGTCTTAGTTTTACTATCAATGAAATCTTCAATCCTTTTTATGAATTCTCCAACTTCAGAATGCATAGGTGTTGTATTAGCAGTAAAGTTAGGAATCTGTAGAAGTTCTGCTACTTTAGAAGAAGTAGTATAATATCCATTACCTGTGGAATAATTAGCATTAATAACTGTTGTATCTGAAGGAGACTTATACTGTGCCATAACTAATTCTCCGAACCTTCTGGAATATTATTTACTGCTCTTTCTAGTTTGTTTAATTTACCTCTAATGAATTTGAAATAATTACTCAACTGAAGGTTAGCAGTTTCTTCTGGTTTAACTTCTAAAAGATTTTTAGGGTCAACTTCTTCCCCCTCAAGGAAAACTCTACCTTTAAATTCTGATAAATTTATAACTTTAATAGACACTTTATCTACAGTTTCTCTAAAAGTAACTATAAATTCTAATTTTATATCATATATATGACGTGGATTAATTGGGAATCTTATATCTTCTAATATTAGCTGTTTATTATCGAATATAAAATCCTTAATTATTTTAGGGGATTCTCCAACATAATCATACAATACTGATATTCCGCCTTTCTTTCGACCAGATAACATATTTTTTAGGTTCTTATCTTTAAATTCTAAATCATCAGTATCTATACTTACATTGATTTTTTCATTTATATTAAGGCCTGAAGAAACAGTTTCTTCTATACCTTGTATTGTTTCCCCTTTCAAATTTTTAATTTTTAAATTTTTATCAGAAAACTCTAACTTTAGTGAAAAACTATTCTTATCAGACTTAGTTTCAGTGATGTATTTTTTAAAAATATTCTTAATAAAATCATCATCAGATAATGTTTCAAGTATTGAAATTTCAGAAGTTTCTGTTTCTTTCTTTGCTTTATCAGAAGAAACGTCCTCTATTTTGAAATTAACATCTAACTCTTCGATTTTTAACATTTCTTTTGTTTTATTATCTATGTAAATGTCTGAGTCTTCAATCTCTTGTCTTAATTTTGAAGCTCTTAATTTATCTAATGTTTGTTCACTTAAGTTTTTTAGATAGTCTTCATGCTCTTTAGTATAATTAAGAGCCATTTCTTCATCCATTTCTTCTAAAAACTGAACCATCCATTCAAATTCTCTTGGTCCTCTTGGGTATTTTAATACATATTTTTTAAAACTGGGTAATAATACCTCTGTTAAATCTGTATTTTTTAATCTACCAGCATCGTTAAACCAAGGAAAATCCATACTAATCAAGCCAACCATTTAGCCCAAGCAGCGCCCTTGGAAATCATTTTACTTAATCCTAATCCGCTATTTGGTGGGCTATAGGTCGCTTGACCAGTAGCAGGGTCAATCCAATATGGATTATTGTAATTATCATAACCCGCTGGAGGAACAGGATATCCTGATTGATTATTAAATGCCTGTTGTTGATTCATCATTTGTTGATTCATTCCACCTTGAGGGGGAGCACCTTGAATGGGCATACCATTTGGACCAACTCCTGCGCCCTGCATTCCCATTGCTGCTCCACCAACCATAGCTCCACCAGCCGCCGCAGCCGCTCCTGCCATTTGTGGATTAGCACCATCACCAAAACCTTGAGCCTCTAAATATTGACTCTTAGCCATCTGTCTTTGATAGACAACTTCAGAGTTAACAGAAGCAGTCAAAATTTTCTGTATATCTAATTCTATATTTTCTTCTGTAATTTGTTGGTATTTGGTTAAACAAGTCTTTTCTAAAGTTATATCTCCTTGAGTTGGTTCTAATTTAAAATGTAAATCAGCAAGCATTGCACTCACTACTCTTTGTACTACATCTTCTAATAATTTCTCAAATGTAGTCAAAAAAGCTTCACCATGATAAAGTAAAAATTCTTCAACATGATTATCTTGTAAAGTCAAAAGATTATTCATTGCTTTGAAATTACTCTGATTATTATTCTGCATCTGTGTCGCTAATGCGCCATTACTTGTTCCGAAAAGTCCCATATTTATTCACCTACTAATTCATCTATTTGTCCTATTTTACCCTTGAGCTCTGTTAATAATATGAATAGTTTTTCCTCGGCAGTCGTAGTATCAGCGCTTGGGGGCGTTATCTCCCAACCTTTAGAGGTTAATGAAATTATATCTTTTTCACTCAATGTTACTAAAGGTCCACTTCTCATCATACTAGGAACTCTTGGTTTAGGTATGTATTTTTTAAATTCTAAACCATGTTTTTCAGCAATAACTTGTTGCTCTAACATTTCCATTTGTTTGAATAAAGAAGAGTGCCTTGGGCAATAAGTCCCTCTCAGCGGCCTACCTTTATTAACGTGAGATAAAGGAATAGGGGGCCTTAGATTATCGCCGGGTTCCCAAACATGATGAACTCCACAAACAACGCATCTATCTCTAATGTTAAATCTAAATCCATATTTCTTGAATAAGAACTTCTTTTTCTCAGGAAGTAACACTTTCTTGAGTTCTTTCATTTGTTTTTTAACATCAAGCGATTTGAACTCATAAACAAAAATAGGGCCAGCGAGCCGAGCGTTATGGCTTACTCTAGCAGAATTAATCATTTTATCCATAGAACTATCGTTCATACCTATAATATTAGGTGTAAATACCATTTGTTGCGTCATATTAATACTCCTTAACCATTGTCATTATTCCTCTGTAGACCATTTCGGGGTCCGACTTGGCAGATACGATGTATTTGAAACAAGGTATCCCTTTATCCTGTAAACGTTGCATACCGAGCCTGAATGGTTCAAAGATGGGGTGTTTATCGATGGACCCGTCGAATTCATAATTATCTTTCCATAAATCGTACTTATTAGCCCATATGCCTACGGCTATTGGGAAGTCCTTTTCCTTCTTCTTTTTAGATTTATTCTTATTTAATCTCCAATACTCATCACAAATTGTATCGACCATAAATTGCCACCCTAATTGATTCTCCAAATTATATGCTTCTCTTAAGTGCCTATCATCAATCATGAATATGATATATTTGACATGTCTATTACGCATATCTTTTTGCCAAGCATCCCAATAGTAAGACTGCCCCCCTACATCTGCGGTTTTTATTGTTCTAGAATCTTTATCTATTTTCACTACTTTTCTAGTGGTTCTGTTTAGCCCAACTGTTCTTTCAGCAATATTAGGTACTTCCCCTCTTGTTCTTAGTTGATGATGTAATGTTGTTTTTCCAACTTTAGAAGCACCATATACTCCAAAATTTAATGCGTGTAATCTTTGATATAATTTAGCGGCGGCTTCTGCTAAAAGAATAGAAAAGCCTGTTAATAAAGTAGCCATTTAACCCCATCCGAATAGCCCCTTAACCCTATCAACAAACATACCTAAGAAATCAATTCCATTAGCACCCATTATATTTCCTATAATGAAAAAAGCAGTAGAAGCAAGAACACCCCAAAGTAATGCTCTTATTTTAATGAAAAAAACATCAGCAGAGTGGGCTCTTGATAAGTCGTAAGCTAGAGATTGCTCATCTACGCCTAATAATCGGTCTAACATTTTTATCACCAATCATGAATTATCATTCCATTGCCTTTAGAAATTGTTCAGAGACTTCATCATAAGGTCCACCATCCCCTGAAGCCCTATAATAATTTAAATTTCTAGAATTCATCGTTTCACGAATCTTTTGCCTCTGAGAATCATCTCTATTTCTTTTCTGCCAATATAATTCTATTTTTCTATTCAATAACCACGTCTCTAATCTTTCGTTTACCGCTAAATCGAATAGAGCTTTTTGTAGCATAATTACACCTACCGTAACTAACGCAAATAGTATAGCGTGAGATATCGGTGGGAAAGGTAACGCTGCTCCATATACCGAGTAGAAGTAAACATTCAGTCCAGAAACTGCTCCTACATACATTATCGTCATTATCAGTCTTGTGTCTTTATCTATTGCTGCCATTCATATTCCTCATATTTTATCCCTTAATTAAATTCAACAGTAAAGGTTGTTCCTGTTCCGCTAACATCTGTTACGTCTGCGAATAATCCAGTAGTGAATCTTACTCCATGCATATCTGCTTCGTTATACGAGTCTCCTTCAGAAGCTAAACCAACATATAACATACCTAACATGTTAGCATCACTACATGCTCCTTGAGTTAAACAATCATGAATAGTTACATATCCGGTGTCCGTTCCAGTTGCATAACCGTGAATACTGATTAATTTCCCACCACCAGTATAAATGAGAGTATCAGCACTAATTGCACCACTACTTCTACATCCACCTATACCCGACATATTCTCTCCTCCTTTCAATATTAATTAAATGTCACTAAAAATTTAGTTGCAGTGCCTGCCACATGGGTAACTTCCGCAAATATACCATTTTTGAACGTGACACCATGCATATCTGCTTCAACAAAATTACCAGCCGTCGCTGTGGTTCCAACATATAATACTCCAATAGTATTAGCAGCATTTGCAGCACCAGCAGTTAAACAGTCATGTAAAACAACATATGCTGAATTATCAACTGGTCCACCAGTAACAAAAGACATACCAGTAATACTGATTAATTTGCCAGAACCAGTGAATAGTAATGAATCACCCGAAAAGGCTCCAGTACTTCTACAGCCTCCTATACCAGTCATTTACAATACCTCACTGTGGAAACCTAAAGAACGATATCGTATAAGTCTACTTATCGCTCTTTTCTTCTTCAGAAGCAGTTTCTTTTTCTTCTTTAGCAGGCTTTTCTTGCTTTTTAGGTGCTGGTTTTTTGGCCTTACCTGAGCCTGTTAATGTTGCTTTTGCTTTTGAAGCTACAGTTTTTTTCTTTGGTGGGAATAAATGGTCCACAACTTTATCCGCTGATACGTTTAATTTAATTCCAATGTTTTCTAAAACACTTTCAGAAACATCCTTGAAATCAGATTTCAGAAACTCAACAGTAATGTTGTGGGAATCCATATACAACATTCCTGATTTAACAGAAATATCAGTTTTAACATCAACTTCTAGAAGAACCCCACAAAGGGTGATGAAACCACCACCACTTTGTTGAGTTGCTTCAGTTAAAGTAGCCTTAGCCACTTTAATCACCTCAAATTAATCCAGTTACTTTTAGCGTAACAACGCCAATATCACCGGATTGTAGAGATGCAGCCAAAAGAGCGGCTGAACCAGTTGTATATGCATAGATGTAAAAAGACGTTTTATCAGCACTGATATCTCCAATTACGAAATTACAGTCGTGATTTTCCTGTCCAACTACTTCTACACTACTAACACTGCTAAGTCCAAAGCTTGAAGCCAATACTTTTTCTCCAGCGTGAACGATTTGTTCATCTCCTCCACCACTGTTATCTGCTACTGCTTGGGGAGTTGTTAGTACTGTAGCGGTTAAAACTGAAACTTTAATCACGTCATCATTGTTGTTAGAATGTGAACCAGATATAACTACATGGTCGCCCACAACGAAACCGTCATTAATATAACTTCCAGCAGTCCTTGTATATGTTTTACCAGAAGACGCTGCGTTAATTGTTTGACTAGCATCAGTTGTAGTTGTTCCAGTTCTATAACTGGTGATATTACATTCACCGACAACCGAGTATTCATCTCCAATAACTGATGGCCTAGAATTTCCTTTATGGTCGCTTTTTAGTGTAACTGTATTTGTCATATTTTTTCCTCCTTTAATGTCTCCTAAAGATAAGGCTCAGAAAAGGTTAGTAATCTTGCCTTGTCCCTTGAAGAAGGTACATCCAGTCTCACCCATTGTTCGGTAAAGTCCTCGGTTTCCGAGTACTCCAACACCGAATGGATTTCCGTGGCTGATACCGTCCTCGAAATACTGAGTTGGTTTTAGCGTAGCGAACCAAAGGTGGTCAGTGTCAAGCAGAAGAATGTCAGAAATCTTCGTACCTGTGTAAGCACCAGTTGTTGGCATATCTTTAGCTGGAATTAGAGGGATATCGTAGTATGTTGCAACACGGAATCCAACTTCTGCACCTTTTACACCTTTTACACCGTTATGGCTAGGCATTACTTCTTTAGAGTCCATGAATCTCTCTTGGCTCTGAAGTAGGTCAGAAATTGCCTGAATTGTGTCGTATCCTGTAAGCATAACTTTAGGAGCTCCACCGTTCAATCGCACATTCTGAATGACTGTGTTCATGATGCTTAGGGTGAATTGTCGGCCAGCAGTTGCATAGCTTCCACCAAAGTTTACTTCAGCATCCAAGTAAGATGCAGCACTTCGGGTTGCGCCGTAAATGATTTTTGCATCATCGTCAGTGGTTGCGTAGTTGGTTGTTCCACCAATGTTGGAAAGGTTGTGAATACCAACAGTGTCTGCCAATTCTCCGAAAGAGCTGCAAATCTTCATCAAAGATGTGTATTGTTCACGGATTCTTCCATTTGTTACGGAAACATCAGCACCGAAGTCATCGTACATTTCTAATGGCATGACGAGCATCTTCGATTGAGATTCAGCGTGGAATTTACCCATATCTTCACGGATAAGTTTCCTAAGGTCGCCTACTCCATCGTCAATCTTTGCCATTTCAGCAGCTAATTCGCTGTAATCGAACATATGTGCAACGATTTTCGGATTCATGTATAGGTTAGCATATTCTGGAGCCATTGCAAGAAGAGATGATGAACCGAGAGCCTCGTTTTCACCAACTCCACCAATGATATCTGCATCAGGTGCAGCAGTTCCTTGAGCGGCAGTTCCAGCAGTTGTGGAAATTCCGAATGCAGCAGCGCTTCCACCCTGCGGCCTGTTCGTCATTACTCTCCATCCACTTGCTGTGTATGGCCTCTTTGGTAGAATTGAAAGTGGGTTGATTTCTTGGTTAATCATTGACCAAACTTTCTGTCCGTAAATAACGTTGTAAAGGTTTGCAGCACCAGTTGTTGCTGTACCGTTAAGGTTAATTGCGTCACCAGAGGAACCGGGGAAACCGCTTCCAATAGAACCGA